GATCTGCTTCAATTCCTCCACGCTCTGCGCAGCGTCGATGCGCGGGTCGGCTGGGGCGTCGCGCCACTTCTGGCGCTCAGCTTCGATGGCGTCAGCGGCGGTCGAATCCTTCTGACCTGTGGCGCGCATCCACTGGCCATCGAGTTCCACTAGCGCGGCGGCGCGGTCACGCCGGATGCGATCCGCGTGTATCCGCTTGCAGTGGTCAAGGTCATGGGTGAACGTGCGCCCGTCAAAACGCAGGGCGTTCCGATAAGTGCGGTCCGCTGGAATATTGGTGTGTTCGACGAGCGCGAAGCCAACAGGTTTCGGCTTGATCTTTCCAACACCATTGACGCCGGGGAACGTCTTTGCAAGTTCGGCCTTTATATTGGCGTCCGTCGGGGGACGTGCCCACCGGCCCGAGTCGTCGTTCAGCCACGCCGCGCCAAAGGGAAGGGTTGGCGAGCGCCCTTGAGTGCAGAACGACATAATGGCAACCGTTCCGTCGTCCATGTTGAGCGCGATCTTTACGTTGGAATCCATTATTGATCTCCGAAGCCACAGACAAACCAGCTTGTCGGGTCCTCCAGCACAGCGGTCGTCGCGGTGCCATCATGCACTTCAACGCTCACGGTGCCAGCCGCCACGTCCCCCAAACCGATGCGGACGAATTTCAAGTTCGTCACTGTCATGGTGTCAGACGTGGATTCACACGTCGCCTGCGGGCACCAGTTCGCAGACGAAAAATCCGTGGCAATGGTGATAACCGTTATCCCCGCAGCCGTGTCCGAAACCGAGGTGACGTTATAAGAGGCGTTGTTCGCGTTGCCGGGTGTAGTGTCAACCCAAAACTTCACCGCGCTCGGGTGAAACTGCTGCCGACCGGGGGACGTGTATTTGTCCGTCGCTGTGCCTGCTTCCTGCTCCGCTTGCGAAGCCACGTTGCCGACGCTCGGATACTCCGCGCCGTTCGAGTCGTAATGAACCCAGCGCCCGTTGGCGAGCATCAGCAGCGACTCGCCCGCGAGGAGCGTGCATTGCGAGCCCGACAGCTTTACCGCGTTGGTGGTGTCGAAGTAATCGAAATAAACGACGGTGGACTGCGAGGCGTGGTTGTTGAACGCGCTGAGGCCAATAACCTTGAGAATGTCGTTGGCAACTCCAGTTAGGATCGTCGTGTTGCCAGTGCCGGTGATGCTCGCAAACACCACCGAGTCAAAGTCGCTTACTGTCGGCGGCGCGCCATCGTCCGCGCTGCCATAGGCAACGTGCACCTCGATGTCCGAGGCGGTCGCTACGTTGATGCGAAGAAGGTCTGTGGTGGCGTTCAAGAACATGGTTTAGTGCCTTACCCCTTATACCGGAGCGGTGTAGGTCAGCGACGTAACCGTTACAGTGTCGTTCGTGGCAAGGGTCAACCCACCTGGGATGTTTATGTCGCTACCAGAAGTAGACACGGCGCAGAATATAACGGCCGTGCCAGCGTCGTTACGAAATTCGGCTTTCGCTATCGTGCCTGCGGTAGCCCCGTTGCTCGTCAACGGCACGCCACCCAAAGTGGCAACACCAGCGGCGGCGGCGCCAAAGGCGGGGTTTGCAAGTTGAACCGTGCAAACAGTAACGTCGCCAGAAGTGAGAAACACCAGATCGCCGGGTGGCGTTCCAGCGTCGAGTAAATCAACTACGGCATCGGCGGCGGCGTTACGAGCCGTTGTGCTGTGGGTTACTGCCATCGGAGTCTCCTAACGGTGTTAGAACCAGAGGCCCCGCATATTTGACGTTGCCATCTTTATCGCGCACTATAACCTGGGCCACCAGTTGCGCGGGTTGCGCCTCCAAACCAAGGGACTTATCCATTACGCCCCGGCCAAAGAGCGCAGAGTTTTGATCTTGGCGTCGTATTCGGCACGCAGTTCGTCAACTGCTTTCTCGGCGGCAGCCACTGCGGATTCGCGCAGAGTCAACTGCTCAGCCTTCTGGTCTGCGACTACCGTCTTAGCCGTCAATGAGTTCTCCCACGCAGCGAGCCTGTTACCGTGAGCGGCTAGTTCAGCAGCCTGCGCCGCTTGGTCACCCTTAATCTTTTCCAGGGCATCCGCCTGCGCATTCGCCTGCGCTACTTGGGCGAAGGCTTCTCCCTGCGCTTTAAGGGCAGACTCCTGTGCCTTTGCGGCTTCGGCTTGTGCGCTCTTCGCTTGCGCTTCTGCGGCGTCGGCTTCGTCGGCGACGGTTTGAAGCTCTTTAAGCCGGGTGACACAGGCGGTCTTATCCGCGAGGAAGGCCATCAGGCCCACAACACCGGCGAGGTCAGCCTGTGAAAACTTGGGATGGATGTTCATGCGTTTCCTTTTACGCCACGTCGATCAGAGCAACCTTTTGCCCCGGCTTGACGCCGAAGAATATAAGGCTGTTCGCCGGAAGCCGCAGACTGGTAACAAGCGCGGTTGGGTTCGCCCCAAACAAGCACGCCACGGCTTGCGCCGCCGGGGTGCTGATCGCGATTACCCGGGTATTGTCGTTAAAGGCATTCGACTGCGCGCTAGATGCACTAGTGGTAACAGTCTGGTCCGCGATAGCTGGTTCAGCACCGGCTTGCACGACCTTGCTGAATGTGTGGGCGATGTCCGCGTATTCGCGGAGATAGGCGGTTGCCATGAGGTCCCCTTATGATGCGGCCGTTGCGGGCCACAACTTAGCTGACTTGAGCCGTTGCAGAATGACCTCGGTGTAAGCGATCAAGCGCTGCTTGCCTTCCTGCCCAACGAAAACGGCGTCGTTATAATTCAATTGCACAACGCTAGAATTGTCCAGTGTGCCCCCGGTAACGTCAAACACAACGTCGCTGCCGGTGACCTGCGGGCCATCAGTGGCCGCTACTTGAAGCGAGGCTACAGCCATGAAAATCTCCTAGAGAAAAACTCCGGGACCGAAGTCCCGGAGTGTCGTTGCTAGTTGTTACTCGGGAACGACGTATTCAACCTGAATCCCAACCGGAACCGCGGTCCCCGTCGAGACAGTGATGACTACGCCCACCAGATCAACCTCAGCATCGCCGGTTGCGCCAGCGGTGCCGAACTGCGTGGAGAACCACGTAGCAAGGTCTTTCGCGGCGTTTGCTTCGCTGCGAACCAACGCGATAGGCGCCGCTTCTGTGCGGGCCGTCAACGCAAAGTCCGCCAGGACCGCGCCAGCCGAAGTGATTGCCACTTCGTTCGTGCGATACAAGTCGAAGTCCAGCGCGCCGTTACCCATGGTCGCCATGATCGCCGTCAAGCGCTCAATGCGAGCGCGCGCCGGGATGCGAACAAAGGCATTCGTTTGGCCTGCGGTCGTCGCCACGATTGTGGCGAAACCATAAGCCGAGCGAACCACCCCACCCTTTTCGATGGGGCTGACCTTGGCAATCGGGACAGTTTTCTGATCCGAGACAACCGAGGAAGTTACTGAGTAAGCCATGATAGTTTCTCCTATGTTGTCAGCAGATTAGATTTGGTCGTCACAGAGGACTTGAATCTGCTTACCGTCCTGTGTGCGGGTTGCCCCAAACGTGCCGCAGAGATAGACCTGCGTCGCGTGAGACTTGTCGGCCCGTTCCGCCACCTTGGTAACGATATCCCGCCAGATGCCGAGATACATACCGCTCTTAACCCAAATCGGGATCAAGCGATTGCCGCTGGAAATAGCCAGCCGTTCCGTCAAGGTGAAGTCAACGCCCATGAACCGGGTTACCCTGCCATCGACAAGAACCGCGCTGTTGCCGTAGTCCTTGTTAACGACCTGGATTTCCTTCAACAGCGCGTCATGCTCGTAAGAGCCGAGGGCGCCGTAGACGGGTTCCATGATCGAGCCTTTGAAGGCCGCGATCAGTTTTTGGATCGCCGATTGCAGCTTTGCGACGTTCAGGCTTGACGCCGTGCCGCCCACGTTCACGCCCACTTGGAAGTTGGTCGTGTCGAAGGTGTCAGACGTGGTGCCGTTCTCGCCGGTAAAGTTGGTGCCGAAGATTTTGTCGAGGAATTCGTCGTCCAGCGCACGGCTCATGGCCGCAGCACCAGCACGTGCGTAAGGGCTGGTCGGGTCGATCAGCATACGCAGTTTATCCTCATGGTCGATCAGGGACGCCCACTCGTAGTCGAGGGGGAATACCCACCGCTTGTCTTGCGACAGATCGAGTAGCGGGGTGTCAGCGTGCCGAGCAGTTTTCAGTTGCGCCGTCGCCGAACCGAATTGTTCCACGATGCTCGCAGCCTTGCCGACGTGTGAGCCGGTCATGGACAGCGAACGAAAGCGGGAACCTTCCTGTTGGAGCAGGAGTTCGACGTTGGCCTTATACTGCTGCACTGATGCTGTAGTGATTGC